GTCTGACCCCAGGACAGGCTCTGGGCGGTATTGCTGCCCGCACTGAGGACAAGGCCAGGAGCTTCTTTGGGCTGGGAGACGCCATCACCGCGGCCCAGAAGAGGGGAGAGTCTGACCTGAATCTGGCGGTGATCAACGGCGGTCTGGAGCTTGTAGGCCCCATGGCTCAGATGCCGTCCCGAGTGCTGAAGCCGGGGCACGAAGGCATTGCTCAGCTGAGGGATACGGCTCAGAGAGCCTACGACAATCTTGTTCCCCACTTGCACGCGGACCTGAACGACACGCAGTTCTACTCCAACATGCAGCTGCTCCGGAATCACATCGGACAGATGCCGCAGCAAGAGCAGGCTGCCATTAACCACATCATTGACCGCGAGATGGGACACCGCATTGACCAGGCTGGAAGGTTGGTCGGTACGAACCTTCAGGACGCCATGGCGGCGATACGGGATCATGCCTCCAGCTTCGGTCGCTCATCCTCCAAGTATGAGCGCGACGCTGGGGAGGTGTTGAAGGCAGTCCATGGAGAGCTGAGGGACTTGTTAGAGAGAACCAACCCTCAGTACGCCAATGAGTTCGCCAAGATCAACACCGCATATCGGGTTCTGAAGACAGCTGACCGGGCGGCGTCATCGGTAGCCTCCCCAGAAGGGGTATTCACCCCCAGCCAGTTTCATAGTGCGGTGAAGACTGGGGACTTCTCCAAGGACAAGCGAGCCTTCAGCGAGGGGGGAGCATTCCTTCAGAACCTGTCGGGGCCGGCCAAGACCATTATGTCCTCCCACTACAACGACAGCGGCACCGCGGGTCGGCTGGCCCTGTCCGCCGGGGCTGTGGCCAGCGGTCTGGCTTCTCCGGCCATACCTTTGTCCCTTCTCGCCGCGTCTGCTGCGTACGCTCCTGGCATTCAGCGTCAGATCGTCAAGGCTCTGACCTCCAGACCTGACTTCGCCAGACCGTTGGCTGACCTGCTGAACGTGGGGGGAACCTATGCTGCTCCAGGAGCGGCAGGGTTCTCCGCTGGGAGACAGTAATGGCCGTTGTAGTCTCTCCCCCACCGCCCAAGACCGACGGCAAGTTTGACGACTGGATGTACCTGTTCTGGAAGAAGGTGGTGTCCGCAGTCATCACCGTCATCGGCATTCCGGCTGGAGGCTCTGTCGGGGCTGTCCTCAGGAAGATTGACGGGACAGACTACAACGTTGAGTGGGGCTACCCTGTGCTTGGGTATCTCGCCACGGAGGGCGCTGGTGGGGTGGTATATCAGTCCACCAGTAAGTCAACCAGCGTCACCTTGGATGCGAAGTGCGGAACGATCTTCATGGATGGGGAGGCTCTCAATGACTCCACCAGCGTATCGTTCACTATGTACAACACCTACCTAGAGGCCACCGACGTTATCGCCCTCACGATCAGGGATGGGGCGTCGTTTGGGTCGTACCTGACTCAGGTGGAGTATACCAACACTGGTCAGTGCTCCATAGCTCTGCGCAATATCTCCGGGGGAACGCTGAGCGAGTATGTTCAGCTGAACTTCGCTATCATCAAGGCATACAACTCATAAGGAACAACAATGCCGTGGGACGGAACTGAACGACGGGGGGCTGAGACCACCCAATACATGGCCTTGCAGGAACAGCTCAACCGACAGGACGACATCCTGCTCGACCTGCGGGACACTATCAAGGAGCACATTATCGAGTCCAAGGAAATTGGACCGTCCCTCCGGGAGCTGGTGACCCTATGGAAGGCCAGCAAGCTCCTGGGGGCGATATTCGCTGCCCTTGCTGCGGGGGCAGCCGGTATGTGGTCCCTATTTGTCTGGGCCAGAGAGCACCTGAAGTAAAGCCTCCAGGGGAAGCAGCCACAGCCGGGCGGTCCTGGCTGCGAGCATCTTCAATCGGGTCTTGATGGGCCCTTGATCCGGGGCATGGCCAAGGCCAGGTCTTCGACTGTGGCGATGTCAAGGACATTCTCTTTGTCCTTGAAGGCGGCCTTGAATGTGGGTTGTTGCACAAGTGCGCCGACAGCAGTGCTGGTCGAGGCCTTGGCAATGGCGTTGGCAGCGGCGATGCCGGCTGCGATGGCTTCTTTGTCAACTGCGGGTGTCGTCGTGGTTTTCTCCTTGGTTGCGGTGGTGGTTTTGGTTTCGGTTGCGTCGTCGTCAGCGGCTTCAAATTCCGGTTGCGATTTCAGTCCCATTTGGGTTCCTTTGTGGTCGTTTTGGGTAGTACAGGGTGTGATTGTAGCCACTACATGCCTGTTCGTCAACTTTTCTTCACAGTACACACTCCTTTCTTTAGTGTCATTGGTGTTCGTATTCAGGTTCCCAACCCGCTGTCCGAAACATCACACGGTAGGCCGTAGGCCATACGGACGTGTTTAACTCTGGCGCGTAGCTGGTTCAAGTCGTAGGCTAATTTTTCCAGTTCAGCCCTTTCCACGGGAGTGTCTTGGGTTTTTGTTCCGTTAGCGAAGCCTGCTTTCCACGCTTCCCAGGCGTAGTAATTCTCACGCGGGTGGTTCCTGAGGTCTTCATGGACCCTCCAGCCATACCTGGTCCTATGCCAATCGTTGAATTCTTGCCACAGCTTTTCATCTTGGTCCATCGTGTCGTCCTTTCTTTAGTGTCGTTGGTGGTCTTTCCCCCTCATAAGGGCAGTATTCAAAGTATCCGCCTTCCGAATCTTCCTGCAGGTACGTAAGGCATTCCGGGTGCATCTTGTTAGTCGATGCCTTACCATCAGAGACACTCATCCACCGCTCGTATTGTGCACCGACATCAATTTGTTCAGCGCAGTACGTGCAGCGGTGTGGTTTTCTGGCTGTTCTCTTTTCTGGTGGTGTGTAGTACATTGGCGATCACCACTGATCATGTCCAAGTTCAGCGGTGTCCCACCCCAACCACCACTGATGCTTACGACTGTACTCTTTAAGTGAGTGATCGGGTTCGGGGTTGGCGTCCCGAGGCACCCCCTCCTTATGAGCAGAGTACCCTTTTGATCGAACCCACTTGTCTTGTGCGAGAAGATAACTCCTCTCACCTTCGTATGCTTGGCACATTTCTAATCCCCTTCATTGAAAAGGATGCGCTTGAGAAGCGTGCGAACGAGCTGGTGTTCTGCTTTTTTGCCTTGCGCCCGAGCCTTTTTGCTCCGACGGTTGCGGTAGGTTTCGCAAGGAAACTTGTCGTGACCGGGGCAGCAATCGCAATCCCCGCGGCGAAGCTGAAGCAGTTGCCGTTTCATCTTGTTCTCCAGTGATGCACGGCGGACGCGCCGTGCTAGGTGTTAATGTAACCAGAAGTCTTGAACAGTGCAAGAACTATTTTCAGCTGATTTGCTTGAGGAGCTGGTCCACGCGGTTCGCGACTTCTTGCAGTGCTCGGTGCCGGCCGAGCATCTCGGCGGCGGCTTTGTGTGCGGAAATCTCGGCCTGGCCGAAGTGGCCGCGTTCGACCTTGATCTCCCAGCCGAGCGCGGCGTCTTTCTTACAGAGGGCGAGATAGGCGATATACGCGTTGTCCGCCTGGGCCTGGAGGGAGTCGCGGAGGGAGCGAAACTTGTCCTGGGGGACGGAGCGGGTTTCCCGAGGGAGTGTGTTCATATTGGCTTCCTTTGCAAGTTGTGGGAGGAGGAAAGGGTGTCCGCCCGATAGCGGCAGCTGCGGCGTGGTTCCGGTAATAGCTGCAGAACCATACCCCTTTGACTCTCCAAATTTTAGGCTTCCAGGGGATCATCGCCTTCCTCGTCTTCGTGCAGGTCCACGTCGTTGTCGAACACGTCGTCGTCGATGCAGACGTCCCAGAAATCTTCCTCAGTCTCCGTCCTGGGGTCATGGGGGTGACCGGTACGCCTTCCCCACGTCGATTCGTCGCCCGGTCCAGGTAGTCTGTCGCTCATGACCTGCCCCTCTCGCGCAACATATCGTCTGCAAGGTCATAGCTAAGTTTTGCGAGGTTGATCCCAAGCCCCGCAGAGGATGGGTGTTTGTAGTGCGAATGATTAGAAAGCCACCCCCTCATAGCCCCCTCAGCAAAGTAATCCCGGAGCGTCATGCCAGGGGATGCTGCGCGACCGGTGTTTTCTTCCGTAGCCGGGAATGCCGGTCCTCCGTCGTCAATCATTTGCAAGTCATCTCATGATTGTCCTTTCGTTAGCTTGTACCAGTCTGTGCCTGAGGGAGTGTTCTTCCGCATCAGACGAACCAGCAGGTCGATCTCGGCTTGGGCCTTGTTGACTCTGTTGAGGGCGGCGCACTCAGAGCTGTAGGCAGCGGAAGTTATGCGCTGACACTCCACTAGTTGCTCGTTGGCGTGAATTAGCTCATATACGGCTGACGACATGCGGTCGGCTGGAGATACTATTTCTTCGTCGTTCGGTCCAGGTATGTAGTTCATGACGTTATACCGAAACAGAAACCTTGATTGCGGAAGCCGCCGCTGCGATGGCGTCTTTTGCCGCCTTCTCGATGTTATTGGCGATCACCTTGTTGATGTCATTGACCGCTGACTTCGCCGCCTTCTCCATAGAGTCCTTGATGTAGTTCTTCATCAAGACGGTAAGGCGAGGGCCACATGACTTCCAGTTGTACGAGTCCCTCGCTTCGTGTTTGGCCTCTCCGTCGAAGTTCACTTCCTCGCTCATGTATGACTCTGCGCGTGAGGCGATGTATTCCTTGAACGTCATTGGCGGCGACTTCGGCTCACCATATGTGTTTGTGCGGCGCATATCTGCCGACTCAATCATTTCGCCGACTCGCGGAATCAAATGCGCCGCAGCCAGCGCGGCGATCTTTTCATCGACAGCCTTCTGAATGCGAGCCTCGATTTCTTTCTTGAATCTCGACGCGTAGCGAATCTCTTGCTCGCTGTCGGGGTCGAATCCGCTGCAATTCAGCAGAACTTCAACCGCTTGATCGACTATCCGGTCGCCGAGCGTTTCAGCGCTGATGCCGAGCGCTTCGAGAGTCTTGATGTCCATGATCTAGCTCCACAAGTAAAGGTAGCAAAAGGCGCCCACCGCCACCAGTATGACCGAGTAGCAAATCCAGAATGCTCTGGTCGCTTCCCGGTCGTACAGGTAGTGGGCTTCATCCTCGAACATCTCCTCCCATTCCTCGGGGGTGATGCCGTCGATCAGGAACCGGCGCTCACCTTCGGACAGGTGGTCAAGGGCGTCGAGCGGTACAAACTTCCCTGGTCTGTCCTTCCCCCAAACTTCAGGGTCAATGTCAATCTCCAACGTATGCTTCTCCCCTGAGAATGGGGAAGTCCTGGTAATCCTCATTTTTTGAACCCTCCACGGTTGATCGAGACTCTAGTATATCCTGTTTGTTACTACTCAGGAAAGAGGTTTATCCTGTTTGGGAGTCGGTTATAGCCCCGTAGGGGCGCTATAGGAAGCGCCCCTACCCTTACCCCTACCCCGAAGGGAAACGGCCCCTCTAAGGGCCGTCTACGCGTTACCGGGCCGAATCCGCTAGACTCGCCGCATAGTCGGCGTCCGATTCGCGCTGCTCAGCTACCTCGATGTACTTCTGGAGGAAGTGGCGGGCCTTGTACAGGTCGTCAATGCCGTTCTTCTTCCTCCACCTGGTGACGTACTTGGTGATCTGACCCTGGAAGTAGTCAAGGTCGTTGGCCACAACGAAGTCCCAGTGTTGAATAGGGGAGCGATAGTGGGTTCCCCCCACCTGGGTGTTATTTGCTTCCGTAGTAATCACGTTCAATCTCCTTGATAATTTCAAGCACGATAGGGGTGGGCTCGTTCTCCCGCAACCAAGTGAGTCCGCGCTCCAGCACCGCCTCCATGGGAAAGTTTCCCATATGAACCTCTTCCAACGACTTGAAGCAGAGGTCCAGCATGTCCGCCTGCTTCAGCAGCTTGGTCTCGCAGGGGGTGAGGCTGGCTTCGTATGGGAAGTGAAACTGCTCCAGACGCTTCAACGCCTTGGCCAGACGCGGGCTTTGCCACTTGGCCGTGGCCGGAACGTCGCCGGTGTACTGCTCCGCCAGATCGTGGTACAGCGCTGCCCGCAACAGCTCTCCAGACATCTCGTCGGTGAGTACCGTGAGCAGCAAGGCCACGTTGCAGGAGTGGTGTCCCACCGTCTCAGGAACGATCAAGTCCAAGGTGTGGAACCTCTTGACCTTGGCCCCCGACCGCATCTGTTGTACCTTCTCAAACGTCGTCATTTCAACCTCCGTTGTATCCACTGAGTACAGGCCAACTTCCAGGCCTCGTCTTCTATTGCGTCAACCCAGAGAAGCGCCTCTCGCCCCATACCCTTCTTGTAGCATTGCCAAACCCGATACATGGGGAACGCTACATAGTAAAACAGGCCGTTCTTGCACTGGAACGGGATTTCTGGGGCCCTCAGAAACGTGTCCAACTCGGAAAACCACGTATCGGGGTGGTTGACCAGGACGTGGGTGATCAGGCCTGGGTAGGGGTTGCCGGGGTCGGTCAGAGTGAGCAACTCGAGGTGGTTCTTGACCTCGGGGTACAGGTGCATATTGTTGCTGAACTGGTTGTACTCCCCCACGTCGCAGCCAATCATGGCTGCCAGAACCTCCTGTAGCATAGACATGTGGACGGCGTTGGCCCCGTATGCTCCCCACACAGCATCGTTGGACCGGCAGCAAACAGTCATGTGAAGGCTGTAGCGGTCCCTGCGGAAGTAGGCGTGGGTGTTGCACGGAATGTCCAGACTGTCTCTGCCCAAGTCAACGTCCCCATCCCACATGGCCAAGACCGCTCTACGGGTGTTGGGGTCATTCTTCAGCATGGAGATTAGCGTCTGAAGCTGGTCATAGCCGAAGTGAGTTCTCCACCGGTAGCCGTATGCTCCGTCGAAGTCCCCCTCAGCGTTCGCATACTCATTCATGCGACCGTTGAACTGAGCCACGAATGTGCTGTCCCGGCGTCCGCCAAGCATCCACAACCCCTCCATGAAGTGGAAGAACGGGTTGGCGTCTCGCTCAGGACAGAACAGCACGCGCTCCTTGGGACGCATGTAGGTAGTGACCACCGGGGTAGGAACCTGGATGACTGGGCCGTTTCTGGAGTCGCCATTCACCCCCGCCTTTTGAAGCAGACTCATGCCCTGGTAGAAGGCGTCGTTCACGTTCTTGGCTAGAATTGTATACATACTACGCCCCTCCGTTGTACTTGGTTCTGGAGTGCCCTCGAGTCCACTTGTGAAACTCGCAAAGGCAGTTCTGAACGTTCTGAGCGTCAAGGCCCAGACTGGCCAGCAGCTCGTCCTGAAGCCGGTTCACCTCCCGTTGGAAGTCTTGCTGGTTCCAATACGTGCCGGCGCACTTACCCAGCAGTTTGTTCAACCCTTCCATCGACCCCGGACCTGGGGCGCAAAAGTACCAGTAGTCAATGCTGGGGCCCAGATACTTGGTACGCTTCAAGTCCGCCACTACTTGTGCGGCCATGAACGTGCCGATGCGGGGGAGAGTCTGGAGTTGCTTCCAAACGCCCAAGCAGGTCTTCTCCAGGGGGAAGTCCAGAGCATCTACTGTGCGACATACGGACTCGTGCTTGGGGGAGCCGTCCATCTCAGCGGTGATCATGTATGCTCCGGTCCAAGTCTTGTCCCCACGCTTGATGCGCTCGCCGATGGCCTTGGCGTACTTCTCCTGGTCCCACTCCATGGGGAACCCGATCTCAGCCAAGGTAGCGGGCCAGTTGATCATGCGGGACAGCAATATGGCCCGGGGCAGATTTGGATGGCGTTCGTGAGGCCGAATCCAGCGCTCATAGATCCACAGGCTGACGGTGTCGTCGTTGCGGTTGATGTTGCAGAATCTGTAGGTCTGCAGCACCTTGTCGTCCGTCCAGGGCTTGGGCTGCCCGCTTTCCTTCTTGAGCCTGACCAACTCTCGCTCATTGACGAACCACAGAAACTTACCCAACATGTCTTGATTCATACGGCTACTCCTGGATATAGGATATTCATAAGGTCTTGCCCCCCGTCAATGTCCACGACGGTCTCGCCCCTTGCGGTGAGCTTGTCCTTCAGGGCCTGGATAGGCTTGACGCGATTGCGTGTGTTGGCCTCATCGAAAGGTCTGGTGTTGCCGGCATCCAACCGGCGCTGTCTGACCCGGGCCACACACTCATCGATGGGGGTATCCATGAACGCCCAGACCTTGTCCTGAGGAAGGGAGTCCAAAAACTTGCCCACCGCTCCGTGGTAAGTGGAGATGAGTAGCCCCTCGAACAGGAGGTGTCCCTGCTTGTGGTACTCTCCGATCAGCCTGATCAGCTCGTCGGTGGAGGCGATAGTGTCCACCCCTCCGCACTTGTTGCCGTAGCTGCCCAGGACGTAGGTGGGTAGGTAGTTGAGTCCTACGCTGATCTTGTACGCTTCGGGCTTCTTGTACGGCTCCACATGAATGGGTACGACGCCCTCGGCCAGGTCCATGAACTCCCTCACCGCTGTGGTCTTACCGCTGCCGCTAGTTCCGTGTAGCTTGACAATCATCATTCGCTCCCGTTGTTGATCGAGACTATAGTATACTACGAGATTCTACATCAGGACTAGCTATCCTTTGTAGAGCACATAGAAGGTCTTGCTGGTCTTTGTCCTTCCGAGCCAGAACCTTGAACACGTGATAATCCAGAGTGTTCTTGGCCATGAGGTAGTGGATCGTAACGGTCTTGGCCTCCTGACCTTGTCTCCACACGCGAGCGTTGGCCTGGTCATGCATCCCAAGGTCCCAAGGAACCCCCATCCAGCATACAGTGCTGCAGGCCCCCTGTAGGTTGAGACCGTACCCAGCCGACGCTCCGTGCGCGACCAGTACTGGAATCTTCCCGGCGTTGAACTTGTCCACTATGTCCTTCACCCCTCCTCCGTCGCTGAGGCTGGGAACAGGACCCAACACCTTGCGAATGCGTTCCAGATCGTGGACAAACTCATAGAACACCAGCAACGGCTCCCCCTGAAGCTCGTCCACAATCTCTTTCAGAGCATTCACCTTGGCGTTGTGAATATGCTCCGGGCGTCCGTCGGGCAGGTACAACCCTCCATTGGCTATCTGGCGGCACCGCATACCGGCCACCGCGGCGTTGGGAGACATAACCTGCTCGCCGCTCTGTAGCATGACCAGAAACTTCCGCTCCATGGTCTTGTACAGGGCGTAGTCGTCCTTGGACAAAGTCACCTCTATGGGGTTCTTGATCAGCTCGGGCATTACCAGACAGTCATCCTTGGACATCCTCAGAATGAGCGGCGCTATGGCCTTGTATATGCCCGCTTTGTTGCTCTCATGAACCTCCCACCCGTAGCCGTCGAAGCTCTTCACGCAAAATGCCTTGTGGAAGTGAGAGGGGTTGGGTCCAAGGGCCGCGCCCCTATCCAGCAGATATATCTGCGACCACACATCTAGCAGACCGTTGGGGGCCGGGGTGCCGGTAAGAATCCACCGGTACTTGTACCGATACAACACGTTGGACAAGGCTCGGAACCGCAGTGAGCTGGCGTTCTTGAACATGCTGGACTCGTCGATCACCAGCAGCTGCATCGGCACCTTGACGAATGATGGGTTACGGATCAGCGCCTTCAGACTTTCAGGGTTGATGCCGTATATGTCCGCCTCAGGTAGAGGGTTGGTGGGGGTCACCTTTACCCCGTTGAGGTTGGCAAACCTCAGGTGGCGAGTAGTGTCCCACTTGGCTATCTCTGACGGCCACACGTTCTCCAGAACCCGGATTGGGGCCGCTATCAGCGCCTTCTTGACGTGACCCTCCGCCATCAGGGCAGATATGGCCGTCAGCGATATGACTGTCTTACCCAGTCCCATGTCTAGGAACAGTCCTGCCCATTGCCGGCTGAGGAGAAACTTCACCCCCTCGTCTTGGTATGGTTTGAGGTTCAGCTTCATGCTCGAACCCAATCGTACAGATCCACCTCTGGGGGCAGAAGCGGTCGCAGGTTGTACGGGTCAGCTCCCAGAGATAGGTGGTTGTGAAGTATGCCGTCGCCAATGACGTGGACCTTTGTTATGAAGTACCCCTTCATCAAGCACAGCACGGTCTCTGCCTCCGAGGGTCCGCAGGGCCGGTCGTAGGTGGGAGGGGCAAGATACTGCTTGATCTCGTCCACCACTATCTGTAGCGCCTCGGCCAATGACTTGTCCGGCCAGAAGGCTTTGGCGGCCTTGGCCGGCTCGCTGGGCAGAAACTTGTCCGCTCCTGAGTAGTCCACAGGAAGGCCCATGCACCGGTCAAGGTAGTCGCAGGCCTTCCAAATGAAGTACGGTCCAAACCCTCTGATGTCCGAGAATCGCTGAGTCACCTCAGCCAGCGTTCGACCTTGGAATCGTTTGAACGCAAACCTGGGGTCAGGGATTTCCCGCGACAGGTCGGATATGGAGTTGAGACCGTTGGCGGCCTTGAAGTGCCGACGCTCCACCCCTCGCTTACACGCTGAGAAGTTGTCGATCACGTAGTCCCAGAACTGGTTGGACTCCACCGCCGCAGCCTTGGCGGCCTCCCCCACGTCGTAGAACATCAGCATGTGAAGACAGAACTGGTTCGCCCAACCGTCCCCCCACAACATCCTCCCTTTATGAATCATGGTGTAGGTTGGGTCAAGGTCGTTGATGCGGATCAGCTCCCGGGCCAATACTTGCCAAGTGCTAACCTCCATTGGTGAGTTCATCTATGAGCCTCCTTCCCTTGTAGTGATCGTCCACGACCTCAACCCGCATACCGTGACCTCGCAGGACGCCGTGTACAAACTTCTGAAGGGGAGTGGGTTGCTCTCCGAGCCTCTTGAACTCAATGAACAATACTTTCCCGTGAAAGATGAAGAGGCGATCAGGCCAGCCTCTTCTGCCTTTGAGGTTCATCTTCAAGACTTCGCAGCCTTTGCTCTCTGCGTAGTCGCACACTTGAGCCTCTACCATCTTCTCCAGAGGATTAGCCATGTTCGCACGGTCCCGACTTGGACTTGGCGTATGCGCACCACCTACACGCCGACGCCGATGGAGTGGCGGGGTAGGACTTGGCGTTGAGCTGTAGCAAGGCCCGAGCGTTCCAGAACATCTTCAGCCCCTCCAGCTGGTCTCTCGTGTAGGTGGTTACCTCCCCCGCCCCGCACAAGTACAGGGCGGAGGTCACCACTTGGGATACGTCGGGGTACCTGAGCAGCCCCATCACGGCGTAGAGCTGGAGCTGATCCTTGTGCTCAGGATACTCCTTGCCCGACTTCAGGTCAATCACGTACAGCGACCCATCGAGAACGTAGTGGATGTCTACCACCGCCTTGATGAGCGTGTTCTCGTCTTCCTCGTGCGGATACTGCAGGTTCCAGTCGCGATCGACCAGCCACACTTCCTCAGCCTTTGCCTCCAACTGCTTGTAGATGCTGAGGAAGTCTCTGATGGGGTACAGCTCTACCGGAAGCTGGGCGAACGGCAGCTTCCCATTGAGGAAGTCTTCGCAGGCCAAGTGGAGTCGGGTACCTCGACGCGACGCCGGGCTGGAGTTGTCTATGCGCTCCCCGGACAAGTAGCTGAAGGCATACTCTGCCGGGCAGTTCTCGAACGTGGTCAAAGCGCTGTAGCTAGTTCTTGTAGGCTTCATTTGTAGTCTTTCATGTCGGCCCAGTTCGGACCTATCTTGATGGTGGCCCTCATAGGTATGTCAAACTCCCCAGCTTCCATAGCGGCTTTGAGGATGGCCACTTCGGACTCCAAGTGCTGGGGGGCAACGCTGATACAGATTTCATCGTGTACGGTGGCAAGCAACCTACCGTGCTTTCTGGTCCTATCGTAGTTGATGATGGATTGCTTCGTCTGGTCGGCAGAGCTGCCCTGGATCAGATAGTTGATGAGTACATAGTCCTTGTTCCACACTCTGCCGTCGATCTGGACTACCGATTCAGGGGCGTGGATCAGTCTTCCTCCCCAGGTTCTGACCGGTTGCTTGCTTCTTGCCCTATCCTCAACGCTGTACATGAAGTCCTTGACCCCTGTAAGGGTACTCAGATAGGCTCTCTTGATAGCTACAGCCTCGTGAGTGGGGCAAGCAAGTCGTTGAGCCATGGTGGCGGCTCCGGCCCCGTACAGGATGGAGAAGGCAGTGACCTTGGTATGCTTGCGCGTTATGTTCATACCAGTTTGGTCAGATATGATGCTCGCCGCTACGGCGTGTACATCGGCTGCCGGGTCTGAGTCATAAATTTCCTTTATGGCCCCCTCTGCGAAGTGACCCAGCATTCTGATCTCTTGAGAGTGGAAGTCGGCGCTGACGAACACCTCCCCCTCGTCTGGGAGCACATACCGGCGTATGCGAGGATAGGGCAGATACCCGCTTGGGGGTTCCATCTCAAACTCGGTGGGTATGTTCTGGAAGTTGGGGTCAGAACTGCTCAGCCGGCCTGTCTTTGCCCCATACTTCTCCCCCTTCACCTGGTTCCAAGACGGGTGAAGCATTCCTCCGGCCTTGTCCGCCTTTTCCAACCACGGGATCATGAACGTGCCGAGGCAGGTTTTCAACGTGGCCCGGTAGTGAAGCAGCTCCTGTAGTCGGTCGTGGCGTATTACCTGCTTGAGCGTTTCCTTGCTGGTGCTGTACTTCTTAGTGGGGGTCAGCGGCCACTCGTCCAGCGGCACGCAAAACCCGCCATACTGGATGGCGGTAGCGAGCTGTACGCCAGAGTCAATGTTGAACTCATCGTTGTTCTGGTGCAGGATGATCTTCGCTTCGAGGGTGGCCCGGTCAAACTCGGCTTGGTACTTGGCTATGTCTGCTCTGAGCTGTTGAACGTCGCACCGTATGCCGACCCTCTCGTTGGTCATTAGCGGCTGCATCAGCTGAACTTCTCTGAGGTACGCCTCTTCCATACCCAGCTCTACGATCTTGGGATGAATGCGGCGATATAGCGCCAGGGTTCGGTCTGTGTCGCCGGCGGCATAGTTGCCTACCAGCTTGCCTGGAGCCTCAGATATGTGCGCCCCCCACGACTTGGAGTTGGAGGGTACTTTGCCGTGGGCTACAAGCCAGTCTCGTACAGCCTCCTGCTCTGACGGGGGAAGTCCCAGAATGCGCTCAGCTGACGGCTTCAGCGAGAAGGTGGGGGCCAGAGGGTCGTATAGGAAGATCAAGAACATGGTGTCCTCAATCCTGGCCGGGCAAGGTATGGGGAGTCCAAACCACTTCCTTACTACTTCCAGATCAAACTTGGCGTTCTGAAACAGCAGCTGCTCGCTAGTGCTCCAAATCTCGGCGAGAATGAGCTGAACATATTCCTTGGAGCAGTTATTTTCCGACGGGTGTCCCCAAGCAAAGTACAACGATGGCAAATCAGCATACTTGATCGACACCCCCACAGGCTCTGGAGGGTAGTTGGGGTATGGCTCTATTGCCTTGGTTTCAAAGTCAATTACGTACACGACGTTCTCCTGAGAGGTGGGACAGGTGATTGGCTGTAGCTTTCCTGCACGCAGCCTCGGTTCCTTTCCTAGTAAATGAGGTCATTGGCAAAGCGCCCCCAGACCGTTATGGGTTAACCACCTGTCCCTGGTTGGTTAAAACTTCTTGCCGGTCTTGGCGGGAGCTGGCTCAGCTGCCTTCTCCAAGTCGTTCTTGGGGTAGGGGAACCACAAGCCGGTATTGGCCTCCGCCTCCGCCATCTTGCTGAGCACCTCCAGACGGTTGTCCGACACCAGCCCTTGGAACAGGAAGTTCACCTTGAACTGGCTCTTGAGGTCTGGAACGACGCTGAGCTCAGTGATGACGCCCCAAGACGGGCGATTCACCACGTTGCCGATCTGGACCACGTACTGGCTCCAGTTCTTGACCGACGTCACCGGCAGGCGAGCGTACCACACCTTGTGGGACAGCGTGTCTTCCGACGTGAGGATTTTGGCGTCGACCAGGGCAATGCGGCGAATGTTCTTGCACGCCTTGGGCTGACCCTTGGCTTCCGGCCACTTGTTGTGGGGACAGCTGGCGCACTCGAAGTTCTGCTTGCTCGTCACCTCGTCGGTGGGCTTCATGTCATCCTCGTTGTGGCCCAAAGCCCAGCAATCGGGCGACACCAGAGTGGTGGGGTCAAACTTCCTGGGGAAGTAGTCGTTCTCGTACAGGCTGGCGAGGACGACGCACTTGATCTTGTTGCCGGGGATGGGTTGATCGTCGATCGTGAGAATGCCGCTCTTGAAGCTGATAAACGACGACGGTGCCCGCTCGTCTTTCACGGCCTTGGCGGCGGCTTCCGCCATCAACTTGACGTAGTCCACAGGAGTTTCGATGCTAGTTTCCATGCTAAGTTCCTCAGTTAGTGCGTAGCAGAGTCTGCTGCTACTTCAGGATTGCTGGTACACTTCCTCCACCGCGGCCATAAGCTCGGCATATCCTGCCTTGTGAGCAATCGGTACGGTGAAGTGCTCCCGCAAGTCTGGGTAGTCGTCAGGGTACTTGACGTGGTTGAGGAAGTCCTCCCACTGCTCGTCCGTGCCCTGAAAGCCATTCTTGACTATGAGAAGGTTGGCGGCTATCCTTCCCAGTTGATGCGGAGTGGCGGTGCCCGCCGACTCCGCAATGCTTTGAGCCTCTTGGATCAGATTCACTCCTGACTTCCTTTCGTAGTGGTTGCGAGGTACAGCCTATGACGTCCTGGGGTCAAGACGTCATAAGATGCTACTTGCGATACTGCTTATTCATCAGCTCGTCTTGGTCCATACCGAACAGTTGGTACTTGCCGGTGGCATAGTTGTAGTTGTCGTTATACATGGGGTGGTTTGGATCCCCGTCGCAGAACAGTCCGGCCTTGTGTTGGGCTCTAAGCTGTTCGTCTGCTTCTTTCATGGCTCTGTCCGCGTAGAGCTTTGGAAGGTCGTAGTTCATTGCTATCTCCTGGTTTTGGCGTACTGGGTGATCTTTTCCACCATATCGTCGAGAACCCTCTTGATGTGGGTTCCGCTGTTCGCAGCGGACAGCTCAGCCAGCGCGTCGTATGACGTAGTCCAGCCGTAGTCGGACCTGTAGAGCAGCTTATTGCACTTGCACGCCTGCATCAGCATCTTAGCTTGTATGGAGAACGGGGCGCGCTGATATGCGATCGACACGTACTTGTCCATGAAACGTTTGAACGTTCTCAACTGCTTGACGCCCTCCTCAGCCGCCGGAAGTTCAACTCCGTCATACGCCTTGAGGGTGGCTCTGATCGCATACGGGATCATGAACGGGGCATCCTCGCTCTCGCTGTGGCGTTCCTCGGTGCCGATCTGGGCCCGCAACGCCACTACCGCGTTGCCCCACGAGAAGGTCAGGGGCGTAGTCACCGACACCGCTATATGGGCGTATGGTCCTGAACGGGTCACTTCTACCTTGGCGTACCTGTCTTGTCCGTTGGACACGATCTCTTGAGGGGTTTCCATGTTAATCTCCTGAGTTTAGGGGTTCAGTGTAGGCAGGGTTGCCTTAACTACCTGCTCTTGGGAACAAGTAGTGATCGGTCCCTACGACACCATCACCGTGTAGAAGATGGCGGCGAAGACGACCTGGAATGGATTCTCGACGGACAGGCCGCTACCCTGGAGGTGCTTCAGTCCCTCCAGGGTAAGGTTGTGGATGATCTGCTTAGCTTCCGGAGTGGCCCTCTCCGTCAGGAGGTTGTAGAGTTCCTCTGGCATACCGAACTCCAGATAAACGTCGAGGATGTTTTCAGCGGTAATAATTACGGTCTGGGTCATGTTTCTCTCCTGAGATTAGGGGTT